AATCTTAATAGCCCTGATAGACCGTGTCAGAAGTGTGGATAACGAGATAATACGTCAGGACGTACTGTTAAAGACGGTGCTAGGCGTACCCCAACTGCTACAGACTGACCGAATTGCCAAGGCAGATAGAGATGACCAGAGAAAAGATTAGTATAATCCTTGCTGTTAACTTATTAATGGCAACAAATTCTTATTCTGATCAGATAACTCATAAGTTTAAGTCCCCCAGTTTTAATGGCATAAACACTTCTAGCCATTACCTTACTATTGAAAATCAAGAATTTAATCGCAAAGCTGACATAAAAGCCGAGATAAAAGCGTACCAAGAAGAGTTAGAGCGAGATGCTGAAAATACTACTCTTGCGCGGTTTATACGGAATCTTGAGTCTCGTATCTATGCTGAACTTAGCCGCCAATTAGTTAATAACTTGTTTGGCGAAACAATGAGTACCGAAGGTATTCTTGAGCTAGAAGGCAATACCATCCAGTATTTTATTGACGGAGACTTTATCACCTTAATAATAACGGATTCAGATGGAAACACTACGGAAATTACTTTGCCTGTCGGTTCTTTTTCTTTCTAGTTGCTCAGTTTTTGATCAATTTGAAGATACTTACAATCAGCGTTTTAGTGAGAATGACGTAGTTACAATTAATAAATTACAATCAAAATCTTTAGTTAACGCAATTCCTCCTGCAATTAAGCCTATTGTTGCTGTATACCCGTCCTCATTTACAGATCAGACAGGCCAAAGGAAAAGTAATAGCTCATTCGCTTTGTTCTCAACGGCTGTTACACAGCAACCTAGCGCCCTTCTCATAAGGGCATTAAAACATGCCTCAAATGGTAATTTTTTTAGAGTTGTTGAAAGAGTAGGCTTAGACAACTTAACTAAAGAACGACAGCTTATTAGATCAGCTAGAGAGCAAACCTTTAATGCAGGCGAGCCTGAAAAAGTACCGCCTTTATTATTTGCAGGAGTTTTACTAGAAGGTGCTGTTATAGCATATGACTCAAATTTAACTACTGGGGGAATAGGTGCTAGGTACTTGGGCATAGGAAAAAGCGCCCAATATCGACACGATGCAATTACTGTTTCTTTAAGAATGGTATCAGTAGCTACTGGAGAAATACTTGTAGAGGTGTTGAGTCAGAAAACTGTGTTCAGTTATGGACAATCGGACGATGTTTTTAAATTTATAGAAATGGGGTCAGAACTTGTTGAGATAGAGTCAGGAAATTCTCGCAACGAGTCCACCACAATAGCCCTTATGAAAGCCATAGAAGGGGCTGTCTTAGAATTAATCAATATTGGTTACGATAGAAGGTTTTGGACTTATGAAAAAGATAAATAAAAAGATATTACTTATTGCAAGTTTTTTTACAAGTGCCGCGCTATACAGCGCAGACAATGAGATTTACATTGAGCAATCAGGCGCTACTGCAAATATTGATGTAGAACAGCTAGGCATATCTAACTTAATTGGAGGTTTAGGTTCTTCAGCAGGAAGTTTAACGCCATTAGACCTTGATGGCACTGGAATGACGCTAGATATAAATATGATTGGTGCTACCAATAAGTTCTTTGGTGACATTTATGCTGACAGCTTTACTGGTCTGTATAACTTTACAGGCTCAACTAATTTATTCACAATCCAAGTTGACCCAAGCAACACTTACGGGGCAGATAGCTCTAATCACAACGTAGCTGTAACAGGGGCAGGAAACACGTTTACATTAAACCAAGGGACATCTGCTATGGCGGCAACTTTGGACTTGGATTGGATTATACAAGGGTCTAACAACACCATTACATCAAACATTAATATTGATGGTGCCACACAATATATAGACATAGACGGTTCAGATAACACTCTCACTTATACTGGTACTGGAGTAACTGCTTCCGCAGGAGGTTATTTTTACTTAGACCAAACAGGTGGATCAAGAACGTTTAACATCCAACAACTGAGTACTCAGGATAATGATTGGCTTAAAATACTTTCTACTGGTTCTAGTGGCACTATTTGCGTCATTCAAAACGACCAAGGTACAAGCCTCAGTTGTTGATATTGGCGGCGTGTCTGAAGTATCTGGATACGCACAGGTCAAAAGGGATAGTGAACCTCTTAATGCGGATTTAAAATTAAGCATTCAATCCAACGATCAAGCCGTAACCACCAATGGCCGTATGGCTATTACATTCTTAGATGACTCTACGGTAAAGCTGACTGAGCATAGTCAACTAACAATTGACGAATACATCTTTGATCCAGACCCTAGTAAGTCAAAGATGGCACTTACGTTTGGCCTAGGAACCGCTAGATTTATAAGCGGTAAGCTAGGACAAATAGACAAAAAAAACATATTGTTAAAAACGCCAGTAAGCAATATAGCAATTCGCGGAACGGACTTTACTGCAACAGTAGATGAGTTAGGTCGCAGTTTAATTATACTCCTGCCTAATAAATACGGAGTTTCTAGCGGGGAAATAGAAGTAATTACGGCTATGGGTAGCGTGTTACTAAATAAACCTTACGAAGCAACAACTGTATCGGTGTTTGAGTCTGCCCCATCAAAACCAGTAATATTAGATTTGACGCTAGATTTTATTGATAACATGTTAATTGTTACGCCTCCCGCTAAGAAGGATGTAATTATAGATGAGCAGGTAATAAAAACTGCAAATATTTTAGATTTTAACGATCTGGATATTGATTACTTAGATGAGGATTTATTGGCTGAAGACAGCTTAGAATTCACTGAACTGGACATCAACTATTTAGACGTTAATTTTTTAGAAGACCTATTAAATATTTTAGATGCGCTAGGTGTAGATGAAGAAGAAGACCAGTTAACTCAAGTTTCAGGAGTTACAATGACTGGAACTAGCTTTGGGGCAGATGTTAATACCCAAATAACCGCAATAATTACAGGTCAAACACTAAGCCTTATTAGAAATGTTAGCGAATACACTAAGTTAGACTTAGATATTTCTGGCGGTTACACGGTAATTTTAATTCAAGACGGTATTTCTAATACAATCAAAATTAATGGCGGTGACTCTGTTATCAGAATTACGCAGGAAGGCTAGTGAAAAAAACTATTGCAGGTATTGTAGCCACGTTATTGCTTTCTGTTTTAGTTTATCAACCGCCTCTAATTGAAGTTATAAAGTTAAGGGTGTTTGACGCTTTAGTTAAAACTGAAGAGCCAACAGGCAATATAGTTCTACTCAACCTTACCGAAGAAGATATACATAACGAAGGTGGGTGGCCTTTTCCGAGAGAGCGACTAGCTGAGATTCATATTAACTTGTTAAATGCAGGAGCCGCATCAGTTTCTTGGGTGGTTGTATTTAGCGAGCCAGACAGATTTGGTGGAGATGCAGTATTCTCAGAGGCTTTATCCTACCACCCTAGCGTAATAGCTATGTTTGAAACTGACGGCTACAAAGATATACCCAAGACAGAAGGCACAGTAATATTGGGCGATGATGTTGGAGGCATAGAGGCTGTAGGCGTTACGCAAAACATAAAGGCTCTTAGAGATGTATCACTGCAAGGCATAGTATCCGCACCTGTTGATGTTGATAACTTAGTTAGGCGTATGCCGTTGCTAATGAGAAGTCCAGACGGATGGATAGCTAGTTTTGGAACGCAATTATTAAAGGCCGTTACAGGCACAAGCACTTACGTTATTAAAACTAACGCTAACGGAATACAAGAAATACGAGTTAAGCAGTTAAACCCTATTCCAACCGACAGTAGCGGCAGAGTTTGGGTTAACTGGATACAAACAGAAAGCACTACGTTAGACAGCATGGACGTAGAAGGGAAGATGGTTATTGTAGGGACTACGGCTAAAGGCATTCTTCCACAAGTCTCTACCCCCAAAGGTTTGTTTTACCCACACCAGATACAAGCATCGTTAGCTGAAACTATTATTCATGCGTCCAATAAGCGTATGCCTATGGTGCCAAACGAAGCGTTACTTTATGAAATACTAAATTTTGTTTTTGGTGTTTTGTTGGTCTTTATATTTATAAATTACTTAGGCGTATATTTAGGTCTTGGTCTGTCATTAGCGGCTATGGTTGCTATGGGTGCATTGGGATACTACTTAATACAGATAGGATTTTTAATAGATGTAACGTGGACAATAATCTCTCAGTTTGTAATAGCGTCTGTTACCTTTTATCTTAACTATAAAGAGCAGTACAAATTACGGCAACAAATTAAAAAACAATTTGAGCATTATCTAGACCCACGGCAAGTTAAAAGATTGCAAGAAAACCCCGAATTACTCAAGTTAGGGGGTGAAAAGCGTTACTGTACGTTCCTGTTTACTGATGTTCGTGGGTTCACGGCCCTGTCAGAGAGCGTAACGCCCGAAGAAGTAACGTATATTATGAATAAAGCCTTAACTGCACAACAATCAGCAGTAGCAAAGTGCAACGGTATGGTTGATAAGTATATAGGTGATGCAATGATGGCTATCTTTGGAGCGCCATTAAACCTAGAAAGGCATGAAGATTGGGCTATAAAATGCGCCAAACAAATTAAGATAAACATGGAAGCCCTTAATATTGAGTTTAAGACTAAAGGACTGCCTCCAGTGCAGATAGGCATAGGGATTAATAGCGGTGATGCTATTATTGGAAACATGGGTTCTGATCAGCGTTTCGATTACACTGCAATAGGAGATGCTGTTAATGTTGCGGCTCGACTGGAGTCAGGAACCAAGGATGCAGGCGTAGATGTTCTGATAGGCTCTAGCACTGCACAACACTCCAATAGTAGGTTACAATCATTACCGTCTATTAAGGCAAAAGGTAAGTCTAAAAAACTTAAAGTTTATACAATAATTGAGGAAGTACAATGATTACAATTAATGATGTAACTTACGAAGAAGAAGATTTAACGCCAGAAGCAATCGCTAATGTTGCTCGTGTTAACGAGTTAAGACAAGAGCTTAACTCACATCAAATGCGTGTCTCAGAACTTAATGTTTTAATTTCTGCTTACGCTAACGCAATCAAAGCAAGCGTTGAAGTGGTTGAAGAAGAGGCTGTTGAAGCATAATGGCTACAGCAAAAGAAGTTCTAGTGCGTATTGAGGGACATGAGAAGGAATGTTCTACTAGGTATAAGAACATTGAAAAACGCCTCGATGACGGGGCGAAAAGATTTAATAGGCTTGAGATGATGCTTTGGGGCGTTTACCCTTTCATCTTAGGTTCTTTGGCACTAACAAAACTATTGTAGGAGACACTATGTCAATACTTGCATCGTTAGTCGGGCCAGTTACTGGTCTATTAGATAAGTTCATTGAAGATAAAGACACTAAGAATGCTCTAGCACATGAAATTGCTACGATGTCAGAGAAAGCATCGGCTCAGAATGCCATTGCTCAAATTGAGTTAAACAAGGCTGAAGCCCAGTCTGGGTCTTTGTTTATCGGAGGATGGCGACCCTTTGTGGGATGGACGTGCGGTCTGGGACTTGCCTACAATGTAATTATATCTCAGATACTTTCTATTTGGTTTGTGCTTCCTACAGTTGATCCTTCGCTACTAACGCCTGTGTTAATGGGAATGCTTGGAATGGGAGCGATGCGCTCTTACGAAAAAACAAAAAAAGTTGCGAGAGAAAAATGACTGATTTTAAAAACGATGACTTTAAATACTTTAAACTCTCAGATTTTGATTGCCAAGAAACTGGCGAAAATAACATGTCTTTTGATTTTATTCACGCTCTTGACCAGTTAAGAGGAGCCTGTGGATTTCCATTTATAGTCACAAGCGGCTTTAGGTCAAAAAATCATAGCATAGAGAAAGCAAAAAAAATTGCAGGAACCCATGCATACGGCATTGCCGCTGACATTAGAGTATCTGGAGGCGCACAGCGTTTAGCTATTGTTAAACATGCGTCTGCTCTTGGAATGTCTGTAGGCGTTGCTAAAACCTTTGTACATGTTGATACTCGAAAGACTGAGCCAATGTGTTGGTGCTATTAACTTAAGAGTTGTAAAACTTATTAATATGATTAAATTTGGAGAACACAAATGAGCAAAGGCGGTGGTGGCGGAGCAATGCAAGGTGGCTACGGCCAACAACAAGGCGGCTATGGTCAGCAAAGAGGCGGCTATGGTCAACAAGGCGGCGGTTTTGGTCAGCAGGGCGGCTACGGTCAACCTAGGGTTCCAGTTAATCAAGGTGGAATGTATAGCCGCATGGGAGCGCAGTCTTCTATGGGCGGCAAAGGTGGTCGTTCTCCAAGTGGTTTTGGTCAGCAAGGTGGTTACGGACAACAGGGTGGCTACAGAGGCGGCTTTGGTCAACAGCGAGGTGGATTTGGTCAGCAGGGTGGTGGATTCGGTCAACAAGGCGGCTATGGTCAGCAAGGTGGCTACAGAGGCTCTATGGGCGGAAAAGGCGGTCAGCAAGGTGGCTATGGTCAACAACAAAGGCCTAGAAGCCCTTATGGGCAAAACACAGGATTCCCCGGACAACGGTCTGCTCCTAACTACGGGCAAATAGGAAGAGGCGCTAAAGGCGGCATGGGTAACATGGGTGGAGGTCAACCCCCGCCAAATCAAGCGCCGTACATGCCAACTGTTGGCCCTTCACCTCCTCAGTCACGTGGGCCAAGGCCTGATGTTAGCGGTGTTGGGCCTCCACAAGAAAGACCACCTGCCAGTAATGCGGGAGGCGGAAGAAATTATACAGACCCAACAACTGGAAATGAAATGTATCAGCCGCCAATGCCAACAGCTCCTGAAGGAACGTTTCAACGTATGGTAATGCCGCCGCCAATTAATACGAAAACAGGACAGCCAGCAGTCAGTAACTTTGATTTGAGCGCCGCGCTAGGACAGGCGAGACAACCGCAGGGCGGTGGTAGCTATAAAAACCCTTCAGGGCCAGCTATAGACCCTGCATCCTTGTACTCTGATCCTAATATGGGCGGAGGAGCTAAGGGTGGAAGACAAGGGCCACCACCTCACCTTGACCCAAATCTAGGGGCAAGGCAGAGAGAAATGCAAAGGAATAACCCAGCTCCTGCATATAATCCTAATAATGATGATCAAGTTGCTTATCGAGGGGGCAGTAAAGGGTTTTACGACAGAAATCCCGGACAAAATTACGACCTTAGTGCTATTAGCGGCATTAATAGTCTTGGAGAGCTTAGTAATTTTAACAACCAGAATATCCAAACGCAAGGGCCAGAAAGCTTTAGAATGCAAGGGACACCAGTGCAACAACGCTCCCAAGACGTAAATAGTATGGCAATTATGCCAGAAGGTATGATTCAAGGGCAATCTCAGACAAGAGATCAGAATTTAAAAGCGGCAGGGCAGGCTTCAGATATTCAGGGTGCAGAGACAGGAATGCCGGGTAGTTTTGGATATTTATCTCCAGAAGAAAAAAGTAGGAGAGAAAAAGGATACCAAGATAGAATGGCTCGTCAGCAAACGTTTATGGACGAAAACCCTTTAGTGCCTCAGATACAGAATTTAGACGCACAAGTGCTTGGCGGGCCTAACGATCCTTTATCGGAGAACTATATTGACCCAAGGATAGAGATGCGAGAGACAAAAAGACAGCAACAAGCACAATATGACGCATCAGATGAGGCCAGACAGAGAAATATGGCGAATCAAGGCCTAATGTTGGATCAAAGAATGCTTGAGCAAAATTTTCCGCAACAGAATCGTGCCTTGCAACCAAAGTATGAAAATAACATGCCAGTAATGCGCGGTATTGGTGGCATGGGCCAAGGTCGTAGACGTTAATAACGGAGAATAAAATGGCGTTAACTAAACTTCAGTTTTCTCCCGGAGTTAATAGAGAAGGCACTGACTACACTGCTGATCAGGGTTGGTATGAGTCCGATAAGATTAGATTTAGGCAAGGCAGGCCAGAAAAGATAGGTGGTTGGCAAAAGTTTAGCTCTGGTTCTTTTTTAGGTGTATGTAGGTCTTTACATCGATGGGCATCTTTATCTTTTACGAAGTACATAGGAATAGGAACTCACCTTAAGTTTTACATAGCTGAGGGAAACGGTTTTAATGATGTTACTCCTATACGCCTAACAACGTCTGCGGGTGACCCTAGATTTGGCGCAACAGATGGCTCTTCTATAATCACAGTAACAGAGGCCGATCATGGCGCTGTTGTTAATGATTTTGTAACTTTTACAAATACCGCAACTCTAGGCGGAACAATTACCGCCACAGTATTAAACCAAGAGCATGAAATAACATCCGTATCATCTTCAAGTGTTTATACTTTCACAGCAAAAGACACTTCAGGCACGACAGTTACAGCAAACTCAAGCGATACTGGTGATGGCGGTAGCGGAACAGTAGGAGCGTATCAGATCAATACTGGTCTTAACGCTTATGTTTCAAGTACAGGATTTGGCGTAAATGCTTGGGGTTCTGGAGGCTTTGGCTCCGCAAGCGACATTAGCTCAGGCAATCAGTTAAGACTTTTCAGTCAAGACAACTTTGGCGAAGACTTGGTGCTTAATGTTAGGGGTGGAGGGATATACTATCATGATACCTCTGGCGGTCTATCAAACCGAGCAGTTGATATTACCACTATATCTGGAAACTCTGAGCCTCCAAGCATTGCTCTTCAGGTTATGGTGTCAGATATTGATCAGCACATTATTGCTTTTGGATCAAACCCCATAGGCTCTACAGCTATAGACCCTTTGTTTATTCGATTCTCTGATCAACAAAACGCAATTGACTGGCTACCCACTGCTATTAACACCGCAGGAGGTGTGAGAATAAACTCAGGCTCAATTATTATTGGAGCCGTTCAAGCGCGAGAAGAGATACTTGTATTTACAGATGTGAGCCTGCATTCGATGAGATTTGTTGGGCCTCCGTTTGTATTTAACTTTACAACAATAAGCACAGACACCTCTATGATATCTCCTAATGCGGCTGTTAACGCTAGGGGTTCTGTGTTTTTTATGGATGAGGGTGGATTCTTTGTTTACAACGGATCGGTTCAGCCACTTCCATGTACGGTAAAAGATTATGTTTTCTCCAACTTAAATGTTGGGCAGGCGTTTAAAGTATTTGCCGCTGAAAACGCGGCTCACTCTGAAGTAACTTGGTACTACCCTATTGGTACAGGAAACACAGAGATAACAAACTATGTTACATATAACTACGAAGAAAACCTTTGGGCTATAGGAACGCTGACTAGGGGAGCTTGGTTTGATTCTGGTTTAGGTAACTTTCCTTTAGCCTCCTCAATTATTACAGAAACTAATGCTAACTACCTGTATGAGCATGAAAACGGTTTTGATGCCGATGGTGAAGCCTTAACTGCATTTGTTGAGTCTGGTGACCTTGAGATGGGTGACGGGAACTCATTTATGTTTATGCACAGAATCATTCCAGACTTTTCATTTAAAGGCTCTGATCCCAGTATAGCTATGACAATTAAAGGTAGAGACTATCCCCTTCAAGATGCGACTGTATTAGCCACTACAACAGTGACTCAAAGCACAGGACAGTCTGATATAAGAGCAAGATCAAGGCACCCTTTGATAAGAATAGAGAGTACAGGTGAAGGCTATGGTTGGAGACTGGGAACCCTTAGAATGGATGTAAGACAGGATGGTAGACGATAATGGCTACAGTTAAGACTCCACTTCCAGTGGCAAGAGCAGAGTATGATCAGAGCAACGAAAACATTACTCGCAAAACGCTAGAGTTTGCCTTGTCAAACGCAGATAATGAGATAGCCATTGCTAAAAGACAGAGTGATAAAACAGGGTCTTTAGCTTTGCGTAGGTTTCAATTCTTACTAATGGGTGCTTCATGAGTGACGTAATCAAGGTTCTTGGGCAATCTGATCCATCCGCTACTACAGCAACAGTTTTATATACAGTTCCCGACCTTGCTCAAACAACAGTAAGTTCTCTTGTTATATGTAACAGGTCAGGATCAGCAATAACTTTTAGAGTAAGCGTTCATGTTGAAGGCGCAAGCGCAGACGACAAGCAATTTTTATTCTATAATCAATCACTTGCGGCAAGCACTACGAAAACCGTAGTCATAGGCATCTGTTTAGGGCAGAAAGATGTTGTAAAGGTATATGTAAGTGCCGCTAACGTAAGTTTTAACCTTTTTGGCGTGGAGACTAGCTAATGAACAACCAACGAATGATGAATCGACCTATGCAAGGTGCGGCAGAGCAGATGGCAACTCACGGTCGATATGGGGACAGTATGCTTGTCCACATGAATCCAGTTGAAGTTCAAGGATTAGCGTCTTTATCCCCAACAGGTGAATTAACAACCAACCCTATGACAGGACAGCCAGAGGCATTCTTACCGTTCTTAGCCCCTTTGTTGGGTAGTATGTTTGGAGGATCAGCGTTTACTGCTCTTGGTGGTTCTGCGTTGCTTGGCGGAACGGCTTTGGGGTCTGGACTTACCGCACTTGGCGCAAATGCCGCACTTGCTAGTGCAGTAGGCTCTGGTTTGGCTACAACCGCAGTAACTGGCGATCTTAAAGAAGGAATAATGTCTGGACTTACAGGGTTTGGCGTAGGAAAAGCTTTAGGTGCAGTAGGTGATATAGCTTCAGGTGTTGGAGCGGCAACTGATGCAAGCACAGCGGCAACTAAAGCGGCAACTGACGCAACAGCGGCCGCTACTGCTCAAGGTGTAGGGTTAGATCAAGTAGGCCTTGACAAGCTTTTTAATAGCCCTGCGGTTACTGGCGCTAACGCAAACGCATTAGCGGCACAAGATTCCTTAAAGGCCATACAGGGAACCTCTGATAGCCTATCTAACTTAGATCGAACAAAAGCTTTGTTTAGCGGAGCAGATGGAACAGCAGGCGCATTTGGAAGTCAGCTAACCTCAGCAGGCTCTTTAATTCCTATTGCTGTAGGAGAAGGAGCTAGAGGCCAGAGAAAGATGGATCAGGCGAATGAAAGGGCGCTTGCTGATTATGAGCAAAAGAAAGCCGATACGCTCGCTCGATCCACTGCTATAAGAGATAGCGCAATTGATCAGGCAAGGCAAGATTATGCTTATCAAGGCTACGCAGGAGGAGGTTTAGTTTCTGTAAACCCTCAAGAGTATATGCGTCAGATGAACGGTGTTCATACTGTAGGCATGAATGGGGGTGGGCCTGCTAACTATAATTATGCAGGAGGAATGCCCGGAAAAGGCGGAAACTCCTCTCCTGCTTCAGGTGGATTAAAGCAAAGAGCAGTAAGGCCTGCCAATGTTGTAACGGCTGATCAACTAGCAAAAGAAGCCGCAGAATTATCTGCTCAAGGCAAAGACCCAAGAGCAGGATTTACAGGTGAAATAAACTATTTCAGGAAAACTCCAGAAGAAGCAGGAATTGAACCTGATCCAGATCAAATCTCCCTTCCTACCGACCCTAGTGGTGGAAATGTAGACCCCTCTGACCCAATAGATACAGGGTCAGGCCCAATATCAATAGGTGGAAAAGGCGGTATGGGTTACACAGGTGTAAATTCTTCAGGGGAGCCAGTTGCTAATCCAAACTTAGTTGGAGGCTCTTCAGGAGAGCCAGAGCCATTTGATGATTCTGTCTCAGATGGAATTGCAGGAGGACGACGACGAGGAAATGGCGGACGAAGAGGAGGCATTCCTCCAGTAGTAACTCCTGTTAGTGAAGTAGATGATGCGAAAAAAGCGATTGATGCAATAGGAGCGCCAGAACCAATTGTTCCTATATATACTCCGCCAAAACCTACAACTGATCCGTCTTTATATTCTGATCCGATTATGGGCGGTGGAGAACCTCCTTTTAATGCCACTCCGGGCGGAGGAAGTTTTTATAACGACCTCTATGGCGGTGGAAAACCTCCTTCGATGGGTGGGCCTATGCCTCCGATGCCTGCTCCTATGCCGATGCCTAAGCCTCCGATGGGTGGGCCTATGCCTCCGATAGGTGGGCCTATGCCTATGGGTGGCCCTATGCCTCCAATGCCGATGCCTGCACCTGCTCCTAT